GACCGTAACCTTTTACTCTAACTTACACTTATTCATAATTTAAAGGGTTTACTGTTTTCCTTCAGTTTTGTGGCCGCTTTAGCCTAGCAGTGGATCTCCTTTTATCGTTAAGTAGAACACTTGAGTAAACGCCATTTTGTTAAGTACAAAATGGTAAAAACTGGTTGCTTAAAGCAAACACTATGTGTTCATTACACCGTTTGTAATGATTTTAAATGTAATTCTAAAGTATTACATCATCACTTACCTTGATTATATCAACTCTAAGAGAAATTTAAGGATTTAATAAATTTTTACATGTTTTTAAAGTACATGAAACTTTTGATGAGTTTCAGAAGATCATCACTTCTTTCGTTTTCAAATACCAAAACCATTAAAATACTTTTCACGTTGTATAATAATTATTTTTACATTCAAAAACTGATAGTTTATATTCTTATTGACGTTCAATTAAGCCTAGCAATAATAATATATTTTATATAGGGCGACTATCCGCCCGGGACGCAATGGGATTAACAAATTGCTTCATTAATCCCAAAGCGTCTACTTAGAAGCGGCACGTTTGCGAAGTCCTTTTATAGCTCCATGAGGTTTACCGCCAGGTTTACTTCCTCGTTGAGCTCTTGGTCTACGAAAATCCGATTTTGGTTCTTCGGCAACTTTCTTTTCTTTACGTTTTGCATTTTTGGCAATTTTCTTTTCTACATGTTTCTTCTTACTTTCTTCCCGAACAGCTTCCCGTTCAGGTCTTTTCTTTCTATATTCTTTGTAAGATTCAACACCTTTTTCAACAAAATCACCAATAGTGTCACTATGTTTATCCAACCCACCCATAAGAGACTTAAGAGCAGGACCAGCTACTTGCTTTATTATTGGTAGTGCACTTTTCAACAGCGTTCCAAAAAAGTTGTATTTTGCGGGCATGCAATCTTTTAATTCATAATATGCTCTTAATAATTGTTGCATACTATTCATATCCGGTTCAGGAGCTAATTTAGTCATTGCTCCCCATGCGCTTGTTAAAGAAGCTTGTAATTCAATACCTTGATACCATTTGAAAATCAAAATATTAGCTATATTTTGTACTGGAAAGGTTAATGCATTATATGTCAAACCACTGTACTGAACCCACGAACAAGTCACATCACTTGACCACATTGTATCTGTATTTATCACTTGTGCACCTGCACCATTTAATTCATACAATGCAACAAAATGAGATGTGTCCGTAAGATCAATCCAATAACCATAACATTGATATAATGAACTATTACCATTTAAACCATTACTACCTGTCAACCAAGCCGGTGACATAGTATTTAATTTATGCACAGTAAATGTGCCTTCTTTAGCTTTTCCTGCATATGAACGAATATCTTGCTGCATAATTTGCGACAAATCTGGAACAAACGTATCTGCTCTAGACCCACCGCCAAAATTAATAACTTGAATCAATGTTTGAGGATCCAAATTAATTTCTAATTTTCCTATTACCCGTTTAATATCATTATATAAACCACATGACAAGTTTTCCTGCCAATATTTTACATAAGATTTTCGTTGTGTTAAACCAAGATGTTCAAATTCATCATCAAATTTAATATTAGGATCCATAAATGTATCCTTATCTTTAGTTTCAAATTTAAATAAGACAAATTTTTTAAATAAATGTGGTTTTTCTTCAGCCATACGGACGACTGTGTCAGACCACAATGTTGATGGATTAAACTGACTCCCCACCACCATACCAGTGTCATTAAAAGCAGTGGCATTCAAATAAGTTGTTAAAGACCGATAAACTGGCCTATAAAGTTGACAATCTTCACGGAATCTCACCCAATTATATAATGTATTTAAATGAGTATTCGCTAAATCTTGATACCATCTACCATCTGTATATCTTACGAAAACATATGATAGTGTTCTACAACCATTCATTGTTAATATTGCAACATCTGAAGGAGTATTGTAAGTTATAATGTCTCCACCAATAAATATTTTTGGTGATTGTGATACATAGACATTACGCCATTCAGGTACTACTTGAGTACGAGTATCATTAGTAGGTAAACCTAAAAACTCAACTGCTGATGGTGGATGAATACTCTTTTCAATAAACGATTTCTTCGGTGATGTTATCACTTGAACTGATTGTTTTGCTTCATTGCCTTGTTGTAAATCCTGAAACATGTCAGGATCAATTGGATTTGGTGCTCCTCCTTCTGCCATTTTATATAGTATATTATATTTTTTAGATTGATATAGCTTGTTATTTTTCATTACAATTTTGTTACAGCTTAGTAATGATTCATATCCTAATACAATTTCTGCCAAACGCTGTTTGGAAAAAACGTTTTCTTTTTCAATCCGTAAAAACGGTAATCTACTATATAAATGATCACAAAGTGGTGTACCAAAAGACATCATCAATGCAGCATTCATTTTACTAACAAAATCTCCTTCATTAGTTTTCTTAAAATACAAGATTGTACGAATTCTCTCTTCATCATAAAGTGGTATTATTCGTCCATGTTTCTTTAAAAATTTCATCTTCAAAAATGTAATATTGTCAAGTTCTTGATAAAACTCACTATCATCGTGACCCGAACCAGTGTACTCAAAACCAAGTCTTTTAAACTGTAGTTTTAACTCATCTGAATCATATTTAATGTCACCAGAAATAATTGAATCATCACCCATAATTGAGTAAGTTTCATCAAAAAATCGACCAACCATACGTAATTGTATAAGACGATTTAATATATAATTAATTAAAGAATTATCATGAAGTGTGTTTGGACCACCAGTAGGTTGTTGATACTTCCTTTTATGGTAATCTCCGCGAAAATCAATAACTTCAGCAAAATCTAAAACTGAATACAATGATCTTAATTTAGATAATATACTAGATTTTTGTTCAGGTGTTAAATTAATATTTTTATTAAAATAATGAAATCTTAATTGTATTAACATCTCTGACATCCATGATGGTCTATTAGCATCAAAAGCTTTATAATCTCCTTCTCTATGATATAACTTTCCAAGATGACGATTATACAAATTTTTAGCTCCACCATACCATTGAGAAAAACCTACACAAAATGCAGGCACATTAGCCATACTCTGATTAAAATCATCACATAACCTTTTACCATTTACAGTAGTTAAAGGATCAACTACATAAAACGGACGTGGTTTTTTAATTTTCTCAATTGGTAGAACTTCATCTTTGCTTGCCATAGTAATAGGAAAAGCAATTGGATGATTAGAAGACCAATCATCCCATTGCAAATCAATCATAGCTTTCATAGCTGGATCTGAAAACATATCACGTTTAGTTTTATATTTAGTACTAAACGGTAATCCAGTAGAAGTAGACAAATTCATGGAATTTTTCTCACCCATAATACCATCTATAATTTCTTCAGTGGAATAAACATTAGTAGAACTAATATATTTATCAAGATAATCACGCACATCTTTAAATACCATTTCAAATTCTCGTTGAGTTATTTGTGCGTGATGATTATGACCAATAAAAGTGTCAAATTTGACCTTCCAATATTCATTCTCATCATCATAAAAAATAGGTGTACTATAATTCTTAGGTGGTGTTAAATTTAAATCATTAAAATCAGTTTCTAACTTAATTGAACTTGTTGCCTTTATCTGACGATAAAAGCCTTGTCTATTGAGTGGTATACAAGGCTTTAATAAAAATTTTTGTTTGGCATTAATTGCAATAATTCATCAGCATAATTATTTAAGTTTATTGCAAAATTTTTTTGAGATGTTCCAGCGTAATGAATTCCTACAATATGATTATCAACTGTATAAAATCCACCACAAAATCCTTCACGTGTACTAATGTCTGTACATAAATCATCATTTTCACCATTCCAAATTTGGCCTGTTAAAGATATAGGATGATCCACATTTTCTAAGTCATACACGTAAAGAGTAGCTTCATGACGTCCCGGTGTTAAAGGATTTCCCATGCCAATACGTTGAATTTTTGGCATACCTCCAATTTTAACATATGTTAATTCATAACCCAATTTAAAACAATTAGCTTCTAAGACTTCAAAATGATGTCGATCTACAGAAACAGTACATTGTTTTATAAACTCTGTTCTTTGAATTGGATCAGTGTATAAACAATGTGTTGGTACTAAAACTCCTCCACTGACAATAGTTACATTTGATACATAAGTCTGTCCATTAAATAACAATCCTAAACGACTAAAAAAACTAGGTTTTGGAATATCTGCAAACAATTTAGACTCATGTTTAAAAGATGGTAATATTTGTTCTGACCAAAAATCAAAACATTGTGCCCAAAAATTATGTTGTTTATCAGCTAATTTGAACATTTTTATAATATCGTCCTTTAACTTATCAGATACTTTAATTTCACGTGAATTATTTAAAAACATCTTTTTCATTTTATCTTTAGCAATTGGTATGATAGAATTAAAAGGTGCATCTAAATATGCCATAAATGCTGGTAATGTTGATAAAGTTTTAATTTTGCTTTCTTGAGTGAGAAACAAATTAGTCATTTCCTTTCTACTATTAATCAATTTCTTAATTAAATCATATATAGGTTTTGGTAAACTTTTCGCAACCATTTCTTCAGTAGCATTTTCTTTAAATAATTTTCTGATTAAAGTATAA